GAACTACTATGAAATCACTACGAGAAATGCGCGCAAGCGACATACCAAATGTACCTGCTGCGGCCGAGGTCGTAGATAACGGAACCCCTGCTATTTATGATAACGATGGCGAGGCGGATGCAACTGGACATACTCTAATCGCGCTCAATCATATCGCGACTATGGCTGATGACCTCTATACCGCGGTCGGCGATGAAGGCATCGAACTGTTGCCTGAAGAGATTGATGCAATCCTGAATTCATTCGATCTCATCTCTAGCATTCATGATAAGCACTCCGAGTTGTATGATATGCCAAGTCAATCATACGACGAAGAAGATCTTGCGGGTGCGATGGATGAAGAAAACCAACTTCAGAAAGAAGAGCTTGAACTCGCGGAATCGCTTGCGTGGCAGACGATGGTCAAATCATTGGGTGTTGCAGGCTTTAAGATGATGCCGCCCGAGAAGTTTGCGTCCGGATGGAAACCTTCTAGTGGACAGGTTCATCATATGTTCGGCATCCAAATGCGTGCTGGTAAGTTTGCTGACACTTACTTCGCGATCACGGACAACGAGGCAAAGCCATACACCATCGTTAATGTTGAAGGTACTACCTCATACGCTGAACTCGGCCAGGCACTCGCTGCTATCAAGAAGTTGACGAAGACAGGCACGGTTCAAGAAGGTGTATCTGACGAAGAACATGCGATCTCGGATAAGTTCGTTCCTACTCCATGGGACATCATCGAAGCATTGGGCGATGAAGAAACGATCCGCCGCATGAATCGAATCAAGGAGTTTGGTGTCGGTCTTGCCCAGGATGTTATCGTTGAACACATGATCGAGGAAATTAAGACAGTTGACCTCAATCTCAGTAAGGCTATCGGCGACTTCTATTCTGAACTCAAGGAGGCGTCTAACCCCGCTCATGGGTTTGCAGTTAGGTACTCCGTCTTCTCTAAGAAGGGCGATGGCCCGATCGTTCACAAGGAGATGTCGTTCCCTACCGCCGAGAAAATGGAGAAATGGATGGACACCGCTGAAGACAAGGTTCCTTACTTCCACGAAATCCAATCAACGTCATACCCTCGAAAGAATGAAGATCTTGATGAAATGGTTGACATCGCTGAAGAGAACGTCGCTCCAGCATTGTGGAAAAAGGTGAAAGAGTTTATTGGTCAAGGCTGGGAACTCCAAGGCTATAAGGGATATCAAATGAGTGCTGACGTTGCTCATATGAGAAAAGGAAAGCTTGCAAAACACATCACCGCAAAGGGTGAAATCCAATGGCCACCTGTGAAGAAGGAGTCAGCTGACCTTGTTGAGAACAAGACTAACTCCGTTCTAACATGGGATGGCGCCAAGGGTCAAATGGATCCTTTCCGTCTCGAGGTTATTGGTCAAGATGGTTCTGTCGTTGCACGCCTACTCGACAAAGTTCTTCCTGCTGGAAAGGGCAACGTCTATGACGACCAAATCGGATTCAAGTCCACTAAAGAACGCGAAGCCGCTGCGAAGGCGCTTACACAATACTTCAAGGCTGTCAAGGAACAAGACCTAACCATCATTGACCTCGGCGATCTCAACGAAGCATTCGATGAAACGAAGTTCAAGAGACTCGCTATGACAGGTCTTGTTCCTGCCGAGGAAGTCAATGGAGTCGTTAGAGCAATGAAGGCACTTGAAGCTGGTAAGACACTTACTCCTGCTCAAAAGGATTTGATCTCAGGCACCTTCCTAACACTTATTGGACTCGTCACAGGCGACACATCTGTCTTCTCCAAAATTCAAGGAGCTGCTAAGAAGGCGGTATCTGAGGAAGCAACTCAGGATTTGGATCGGAAACAATCAAACGCGTAAGATAATGAAACTACCTTTTCGTATTCCTACCTATCCCTTCGGGATCCGTTGGAGATCTATTAAGATTCCAACATGCAACATTTATGTCGTGTTAAATACAATCAGTAGGTGCTTAATCAATATCTGAATCAATTTGGATTCGCATTGTTCGGCGCAGATTCTAATTTATTTTAACACTTCCGGATTCACATGTCAATTCAAAACCTTCGTAACCCGAATATTCTAATCAAGCCTAAGGTTGATCTCAACGAGAAGAACTTTGTTCTGTTTGCGGCAAAGAATTACATAAACCCGCGCGTTCTTGACCAAGAAGAGTTCGAGGAAGATCTGATTCGCTTCAAATACTTAAAGCGGTTGTTCAATCGTTACAAGGAAAAGAACGAATTGCAGGAGCGCTTGATTCTGAATCACTTGACTGTCATTCACAACGTGTTCAGTTTACAAGCAGCAACTGAAATGTGTTTCTTCAAAATTGATTCTGTCATGTGGCCAACCTTGAAAACATTTCTGCTATATCTTAACCTTTTACATCCTGACGAATACAAGACAATCCCATCCGATATGTTTGTCGTCAAAAAACTTCAGCGACTATGAGTTTACTTTCACGCGGTGCCGACACTTTCTATGCCTTCCGATTCCTTCGACTGTTAACCACAGCATGGGAGGACACTGGCGCGTTCAAAGCAGGATTGCTTGATAAGGACGGCAAGGTATTGCGGCAACCTGCGAACCCAGACGAAAGGTCGGTCTATAACATTTTTCACAAGCTCGTCTTCAATGTAAAGCGATTGGTCAACAAGGTTCCTTTCGGGAAGACGACCATTGCTTCATATCTAACCGCGCTTTACCTAATCAAAGAACACACGTCAATGACTGACGCTGAGATCCAAGCAGTTCTTTCTGAGGCAACTAACGTTGAATTTCCTGCCCTAACTGAATCAGCTGAGAATGGTTTGATGCCAGGTCTATTCAGTCTTAGCCGTGATCTGCTGCATCCAGCAACCGCTTCGCCAATCATTCGGCGCGGTTCTCTTGTCGAAGTAGCTGACTCAGTTGAGCCATGCGGCCACATATTAGGTCAACCTATTTTCGAAGTGTTTCACCTTGAAACTAAAACCGTCATTAAAATAAGCCCCTTTGATATTGACCAATGAATGTCGTAGCAAACATAGATACCACGCCGACGAACCACAAGCAACACCAGCGTTCGTCTGATACTTGGAAAATGTTCGACGTTCCATCTGATGTCTTCCGTCGTTTCGAGACTGGCCGCAACAAGTTTGAGCGGTGGTCAAAATATCTTGACGTCAATGATAAGGATCAAGCAGAGGTCCTAGCATATGCTAAGAAGCAACCTAAGAACACGATCGTACTTCGTGATTCAAGCAATGGCGTGCTACGACAAATTCGTCGCCGCGCCGCGAACGATTCCTGAAATTTGATTTACACAGGGCACTAACTGTTGTAAAATATCAAATATGGAATCATCTAAAATAGACAAGAACGACGCCGCATCGCTCTCCAAACTATCGAAGGAGGAGTTGATCGCTCGAGTGTTGTCTTTGCAGACATTGACACGCAATCATGATTACGTGTATGTAGACGCCGTCGCACGAAAAGGTTGTCATATCGGACTGCCTACAACACGGCCTGTCTGATATATAGAATTGGGACGCATACGATTTTCAAAACTTATGAGTATTAAAGCACTGTCGGCATACACTTTCTATTCGCGTTACGCGAGGTATAACACAACTAAAAAACGTAGAGAAACATGGGAGGAAGCCGTCGCGCGAGTTTATGCGATGCACCGCGAGAAATACGCTGAACAGATCGCTGCTAATCCAGAGCTTGACTCGCTTATCGCATTTGCACAGTCGATGCAGAACAAGAAGCGTGTGTTGGCTGCGCAACGATCATTACAGTTTGCGGGTGCGCCTATCTTCAAGCATGAACTCAAGATGTTCAACTGTTTGTTCACGCACATCGACCGTGAACGCGTTTTTGCAGAAACCCTATACTCACTCCTTTGCGGATGCGGTGTAGGTTTTTCAGTTCAAAAGCAACACGTCAAGAAGTTACCTAAGCTTGTATCCGAAACACCTACTGAGGAAGTTCATTGGGTTATTGCTGACTCGATTGAAGGATGGGCAGACGCAATTGGCGTTCTCATCGCGTCCTTCCTTCCAAAGTCGAAGGAGTTTCCTGAGTATGCAAATAAGAAGATCGTTTTCGACTATTCGTTGATCCGTCCTGCAGGCGCGTTGATTGCAGGACAGTTCACTGCGCCAGGTCCTGACGGTTTGCGTGCTGCTATTGAAAAGGTAACAGCTCTCATATCTGGACGTATTAGCAGCGAGGCTTTCAAATCTGGAGAGTTTGCGAACAAGCTCCGTCCGATTGACTGTTATGACGTCATCATGCATATCTCAGATGCTGTTCTCTCGGGCGGTGTTCGTCGTTCAGCCACACTATGTTTGTTCTCACACGACGATCCGGATATGCTTACCGCAAAGACCGGTAATTGGTTCGTCAATAATCCGCAACGCGCTAGGTCGAATAATTCAGCCGCTCTCCTGAAGGGATATGTTTCTCGGAAGGAGTTTGCAACATTGATGAAGTCGACCAAGGAGTTTGGCGAGCCAGGCTTTATTTGGATGGACGACCTTGACTTTGGATACAACCCATGTGTTGAGATCGGGATGTACCCTCGAACACGTGACGGTCGTTCTGGATTCCAAGGATGCAACCTAACCGAGATCAACGGTAAGTGGTGTGATACCCGCGAGAACTTCCTTCGCGCATGTGAGGCTTCAGCAATCATCGGTACACTCCAAGCCGGTTACACGAACTTCAAGTATTTGAGCAAAGAGTCGAAGGAGATCTTTGACGAGGAGGCATTGCTTGGTTGTTCTATCACGGGTATGATGGATAACCCAGACGTTATTTTTGATGAGGCTCTTCAACGCGAAGCAGGACAATACATTCTCGAAACGAATAAGAAAGTTGCGGGAATGTTAGGTATTAGACCTGCCGCTCGTGCAACATGTGTCAAGCCTGCAGGATCAACCTCGTGCGTGTTAGGTACTGCATCGGGCATTCACCCCCACCACGCTAAGCGATACATCCGTCGTGTTCAGGCAAACAAAGGCGAGTTCTGTTTGCAAGAAACACAACGTCGCAATCCTGCGGCGGTCGAGGACTCTGTTTGGTCGTCGAATAAAACAGATGCCGTCATTTCATTCCTATGTGAAGTTCCAGGCGGCGCTATCGTCAAGAACCAACTCACCGCGGTCCAACTACTCGAGAAGGTAAAACTCACTCAACAGAATTGGGTTGGGGCAGGGACAGACGTTTCCCTTTGTGTTAATCCTAAGCTGAGGCACAACGTGTCGAACACGATTACGGTTAAGGACGACGAGTGGGTGGCAGTCGAGGATTTCATTTTCGATAACCAAGAATGGTTCGCAGGCATCTCGCTATTGTCATCATCCGGCGACCTTGACTATGCACAGGCTCCGTTCGCGACCGTGATGACTCCGCTCGAACTCGTCAAGGAATACGGCGATGCATCGGTCTTTGCATCAGGCTTGATTGTTGACGGTCTTGCTGCCTTTGACGACAATCTTTGGAAGGCTTGTGATACCGTTCTTGGTTTTGGCGATGACTTATCAGGAGCCTATGATGTTCCTGAGTATCCTAAGAAGAAAACTAACAAGGACTTGGTTGAGTACTTCCTTGCGCGCGACGTATTTGACGCATGGTTCAACAAGAGCGATTGGGTTCGTCGCGTTCGACAATTCGCGGATCGTTACTTCGACACGGACATTCGGCGCGCGACATATTGCCTCAAGCACGTCTCGTTGTGGAAGACATGGTGCGATCTTAAGCGTGACTATGTTGAGATTGATTGGACCGTTGCAATCGAAGAGGCGCAAACATTCGTTGATGCAGACACTCTAGGTGCACAGGCATGCTCAGGCGGATCCTGTGAACTGATATGATCACGTCATGCATATGCTATCACAAGACATTTCGTGAGATCCTCGTGATAGCGAAGGAGAACGGCGTGACTTCTATATCCACACTTCGCAATAAATACAAGATATGCAACAAGTGTAAACTCTGCAACCCATACGTCGAGGAGGCGTTAGTGACAGGGCAAACTGAATTCACAGGCTTGTATAAATCTAGACGAAAACATGATCGAAAAAACGAAATGCCGTAATTGCGGAGCAGTGTACGAACTCATTTGGGATGACACTGAAATGGATGATTGGCGCGATGACTTCGAGGATACCGTTGAGCAATCAGACGAAGAGTTTGAAACATCGGATCCCGCTTATTGCCCATTCTGTGGAACGCACTGTGACTATGATGAATAAATAAGTTCATAATGGAACTTACTCAAATCAATCAGTGGTACTACAACGCCCAACCCTTCACGAAGGAGGCGGCCGCACAAAAGATTGAGGAAGGTTACATTGGATTCATTTACGAGATCACTGATAACCTAACAGGGAAAAAGTACATAGGCAAGAAGCTTATGGTTGGGAAGCGTCGTCTCCCACCGCTTAAAGGTCAGAAGCGGAAGCGTGTAAAGATGGTTGAGTCAGACTGGGAAAAGTATTTTGGTTCCAGCGAACTCCTATCCGCGCTTGTCGAAGAACGGCAGAACGATTTCAGTAGGGAAGTGTTATTCCTATGCAAGTCGAAGGGAGAACTAAACTATACGGAGGCTCGTGAACAATTCGCGCGCGAAGTCCTTCTCTCGGACGACTACTATAACAATTTGATTGCTGTGAAGATTCATGGCAGCCACGTGAATTCGCTTAGAAAAAAGTGATTTACAAAAGTCGGATTACTTGATACAATTGCGGTAGATGATAATTGTCGACTATTCCGGGCTTGCTATGTCAAGCATGTTTTCTCTTAAGTCAAATGATGTTGACGAAGGCATGCTTCGGCATTTGATCTTAAACTCCTTGCGGATGTATAACGTCAAGTACCGAGCAAAGTTCGGTAAGTTGGTTCTCGCGTGTGATGGCTGTTCTTGGCGGAAGAACGCGTTTCCGAATTACAAAGCGGCTAGGTCGATCAACCGCAAGGAGTCGCCGATTGATTGGGATGCGGTGTGGCGCGTCATCAATCTCGTGCGTGAGGAAATCATGGAGCATATGCCTTACAAGGTTGTGCAGGTTCGAGGAGCGGAGGCTGATGATATCGTTGCCGTGCTTGTCGAATCAACGCAAGAGTTTGGGCAAGGCGAGCCTGTGATGATCGTGTCAGCTGACCACGACTTCATTCAGTTGCAGAAATACACGAACGTGTCACAGTTCAGTCCAATGACGAAGAAGCTTGTGTCCGATAAGAACCCGCGTAAGTATCTGCTCGAGCATATCTTCCGAGGATGTGGAGGCGACGGAGTTCCCAACGTTCTTTCTCCTGATGACGTATTCATCGATGCCACGAAACGGCAGAAGCCCCTCAAGGCAAAACTTGTCGATGAATGGATTGCCTCATACTCCAAGCTTGAGTCGATCATGGACGCCGACACATATCGCAACTATCTTCGTAACCGCGAGTGCATCGACCTTTCATACATTCCTTCGAATGTTGTTGAAGAGATCACGGCCTGTTATGAATCACAACCTGACACTCCAAATGCCAAGGTTTTCAACTACCTCGTCTCAAAAGGTTGCCGCATGCTTGTAGGCAGCGCCGCTGAATTCTTCCCACCAAAACAATGAAATCTCGATACGTACTACACTTCGATCAAATCTTTCCTGCTGTTGAACTAACTCAACAAGGATCGGTTGTCATTCTTGAAGACAACAATGGAACTGTCGTTAGGCACTCTGCGTCTGACGTGTTCCTAACAGAGCTCGACGCAAAAGTCGAGTTGCGCTCCCGGGTTCAGCAAGAGGTTCAACTCGAGAGTCAGAATGCCAAGTCGGCTGCTGCTCGTTTGGATAATGCTATCTCGAGACTCGTTGATCTCAACTCGGAAATCTTTAACATCAAACACTCCAAATAACATGGGACAAGCAAAACGCCGCGGCACATACGATGAACGCAAGGAATCCGCTATTGCAGACAATCTCAAGACCATTCAACTTCTCAAGGAACGCGAAGACGCTTGGTGGGATTCATTAACTCCTGAAGAACAGCAGAACGTTGTTCGTGGTCGAATCAAACGAGCCGCTAAAACCAAGATGTACAACGACATAATCCGAGCAGGCCGAGGCGGTCCGCGTATGTCTCGTCTTCCCAACATCGACTTACGCCCAGGCAGTGAAGCACTTTATGGACCTCTCGCAGATTGATTACGGTCGAGAAACAACGACTGAACTTTTACACAGACTATACTATGATCGCAAGGAGCAAGAAAGAAAGCTGGAAGCTGGCAAAGAAGATGTACCCGATGTCGGCAAAGATGATGCGTGGTGGACGGTGCATAGTCGAACAATGGACGGGCGACCCAGCTGAGGGCGGCGTACTTGTTAAGCGAGATGTCGGCCCAACACGGGCATCCCTCCTAAGAGACCATGCTTACGGCAAGTGTTGGACTTGGTGTTCATTTTGCATCGCCGACGCTGAACGATATATGAAAGATCATCCTAATGAATTCACGCCACACGTGCAAGTTTAGCATGCTAATGCGGACGAGTCCCGCAGGCGGCAATAGACGAAATGTTTCCGTGCTCGTGAAGTCATGCCCGTGCGGTAGCCTTCAATCAATTCATCCTGAGAAGCTAAACTACTTTGAGAGGCGTTGGATTCAACGAGTCAACAAAAGAAGTGAATCATACCATGAAAACGAAGACAAAGACTTTTCGGATTGGGAGCATGATATTTCATGTGTCGCATCTTGATGAAATCGCTTTCATCACTGGACCTGACGGAACACGTAACTATTGTTGTGTTCACATTGGTCCTGCGATTTCTCACGACGGCCTCATGATATTCGCGATCATCATTGGACATTTGAGTATCATGTTTGGTAGAAGTGGACAACCGATTTCATATAAATCAAACCAACATGAAAGTACAGAAATACCTTTACCCACACGAGGCGTTTGCTGCTCTGTCAAAGATTGACTCGTTCCATGATCGAGTCAAGTTCCTGCAAGAGAAGCAGTCATTCGCGATTCGGACAATTCTCCAGTGCGCCTTTACGCCACACATTGTTCTCGATCTACCTGAAGGAGTACCTCCGTTTGAGCGTGATATCCTTCCCGTAGGAAATTCATTAGGCCGTGTCGATAAAGCGGTCAAGGTGTTAGGCCAATTGGTTGCTCCTGGCGGTACACCCACAAAAGGCCTTAGCCGCATGAAGAAGGAGACACGCTTCATTGCGCTCCTTGAGTCAATTAACGGAAAGGATGCAGATGTTATCCTTGCTATGAAGGACAAGAAGTTGACCGAAATGTTTCCAGCGCTTGACCTTACGCTCGCTAAGGCGGCATTCCCAAATATCTTTAGCTGACCAGCCTCTTAAATTGAATATACTTTACGTTACTCTAAAATTCATAAGCCAGGCCGTATCTTACGTTCTATATTGGCTAATCATCCAAACAACGTTGTTATTCATAAGAATCTTAGCATTACTTCATTCGCTATTGCAATGACATACGTCAACTGCATTCGGCATGAGTGTACACACTACTGCGGCCGAGCATCGTCTCGGCATAAAGCGAAAGGAGATCCGATTGATCTTAGCATCTTCGGCAATCCAAGCCCGTTACGATTCGAGGAGGACCGAGACGAGAACATTCGAGAGTACACCGCATATCTCCTTGATCGCTTGAGGAAGAACAAGTACCTTGTCGAGATTCTCCGATTGATTCCTGATGACGCGGTGTTAGGTTGCTTCTGCTATCCTAAGAACTGTCATTGCCGTCCGATCATTGAAGCATGTGAATACTTACGAGAACACGACCTATGAATTCCAAGCCATTGCTACTATGTGTCAGTCACAAGCTGGAACTCGTGCGTCGTAACTATGCTAGCGTTGAAGCGCTTGCGCAATTTCCAATTTCATCAGAGGCGGCTTGTCAAATATGCAATGGCGAGTGGGCAAGAAATCAAAAAGAATCCAAGGATAAATCAGATTATGCAATACGACTATTTCTGTGATGCGTGCAAAGAGGTTTGGGAAGAGAAGCAATTCCTCAATGATCGTGACGTACCTCTATCGCTCCCTTGCCCTCATTGCAAGGAGGTAGGCTCGGTCAAGCGCGGCTTCTTCAAGGCATCTGCAATTTCATACGGCGGATCAAAGTCCGTCCTTGCTCGTGCAGGCTCAGGTTGGAACGATGTTCTCATGGGCGTCAAGAAAGCCTCGGCAAAGAATAACACGATCATCACCCGATGAGTTTCAAGCACGAGCCGATCAGCGTAGGTTATGAAGACCTATACGTGACTAACGATGAAGTTGAGGGAAGACGGTACCTAACACCCGATGGGAAGAAGTATCCGTCGATGACGACTGTCCTATCAGTACGTGCAAAGGATTACCTTGAGGAGTGGCGGAAGAGAGTAGGCGATGTAGAGGCTGACCGTATTTGTCATCACGGTGTTACACGCGGTTCAGCACTCCACCTTCTTGCGGAGAAGCATATCAACAATGAAGTGGTTGATCTTAAAAAGGAGATGCCACACGTGATTCAATCGTTCGGTGTTGTGAGAAAGATTTTGGACGAACACGTTGATCGAATCATAGCGCAAGAGGTTGCTCTATTCTCTCATTACCTGAAGGTCGCGGGTCGAGCCGACTTAATTGCTTACTATGACGGCGTTCTCTCGATCATCGACTTCAAGACAAGCAAATCCGTCAAGACTGAAAAGGACATCGAGGATTACTTCATTCAGGAGACTGGATATGCAATTATGTTCGAGGAACGAACTGGGATTCCGATCTCAAATCTCGTCACAATCATGGTAGTCGATTACAGCTCAAAACCGCTGATTTTCAAGCAAAACCGAGATACCTGGGCTCCACTCCTGCTGGAAACCATCGGAAAATACTACGAAAAACACGGAGAAAATTGACGCATTTTCTTGTTTACAAGCCGTGAATTGTTTGTTAGAATTTGTCGTAACCGAAATACATTATGATCAAACACCCGAACCGCACTGAAACCTACCTTGGCTCAATCACGAATGATTCTGCCGGGCTCGCCGAACTTGCACAAATCCGTGCCGAAAACAAAGTTCACAATGCGAACGAGCGCCTCCTGAAACTCAAGGACCCCACTTACCGAAGCAAGCTCAAGCGAGTCGTTGCCTTCGGCCGCCTCGGCAAGAACAACCCGAATTCCGCCAAGTACAAAGTGGCCCGCAACCGCGGCTGGGGTTTCTGTTGCAGCAACTATCAATACATCGCCAAGGCCGATGCCGCCACGCTTGACATCTACATTCATACCGAATATCATTACGGTTTCTAATCGGCGCCTAGCGTCAACCTGAACTGCATCCTTCATTATGAACAAGCTCCCATCTATCCGCAGCCGCCGCCGTTCGTCATCTTACCTCGGCACAATCAACAATGATGCAGCTGGTCTCCTCGAACTCAAAGAGGTTCGCGAATTGGTCAAGAAGAATAACAAACTTGAGCGCACGCTTTCAACGGGCCGACCAAACATCCAAAGAGTTCGCGCTTGCGGCCGCCTCGGCAAGAACAACCCAAATGCCGAGAAGTATAAGATTGCGAATAAGAGGTCGTGGCGGAATGCCTACTCTGACATCCTCAAGGATGATGCGGCGACGTTCGACTTGTACATCACCACCGTGTATTGAATATGCCTGAGATCCTTACTGACGTAGATGGAGTTCTGTTGAACTGGGAAGACTCATTCCATTCATGGATGTCTTCCCAAGGATTTGACCGAAACGATGAGCCTGCTTATCAACTCGAAAAGTGTTATCCCAGGCTCAATCCTGACTTCGTTTACGACAAGATCAGAACATTCAATGCATCGGCCTGGATGGGTTATCTTGAGCCGTATGCCGATGCGCTTCATTGGGTGAAGCAACTTTACTACGCCGGGATTACTTTCCACTGCATCACTAGCATGGGCACTGATTACTGTGCAGGCAAGTTGCGCGAAAGGAATCTCAAGGATCTGTTTGGTCCTGCAATTTCAGGCGTGACTATTCTCGATTGCGGCGCTCACAAGGGCGAGGCACTAGCACCTTACAAAGACTCAAATCGAATCTGGCTTGAAGATCACATCGGCAACGCCAACACTGGCTCCGAACTAGGTCTCCGAACATTCCTCTTCAACCATTCATACAATCTCGTGAATCCTACCAGCAAACCAGAAAACTTCACGAGAGTTGACAATTGGGAGCAATTAGTTCCACACATCTTAAATAAATAACACAAAGCGCACGTGGCGGAATTGGTAGACGCCGCGTCTTTAAACGGCGCCGCCCTCGGGCGTGCAGGTTCGAGTCCTGTCGTGCGTACCACTTTACTTTATCATGACACCTGTAAAACCAAACAAGAAGACGACTCTAGTCCTCACGGCATCATTCCAAGCAATTGGATTCTTCAATGCCCGCTCCGCGATCCGCACCTTGATAGGTGGGACAGTCCGTGGTGTTGATGCCGAGGGCAATATCTATGATTGGAAAACATGGAATGAGCGTGCCGACTTTGCCGACGACACACCGTCGTTGCGAACGACCAAGACGGAATATCCTGTGCCTACGATCGTCGTGATCCCAGGCTACTTTGGCAACTTCAAGGAAATGAAGAAGCAACACACTCGCGTGTCGAGCCTGCGTCAAATCTTCAACCTCTACGGCGGTGTATGTCAATACTGTCACAAGGACATCAAGTTCAGTTTAGCAACTAAGGACCACTTGCTCCCTAAGTCGAAGGGTGGCGCTGACTATGACCAGAACATCGTTCTCGCTTGTAAGAAGTGCAACAACAAGAAGGCTTCGAAGTTTCCGTTCTACGACATTAAGGGATCGGAGGTAAAGCCTAAGATCCTGGACACCGTGGAGTTCATTGTTGCCGCAGACCGTTTGACGATGCGCCCTGAATGGGAAAGCTTCATGAAGGTATAAATAGAAGTATGGACACTAAGAAACCAAATCTTGCCGTTGCTATTCGAGCAGTGCTCTCCGAATCAACCGCAGTTAAGCCTGTGGCTGACGTTCTCCGAGAGGACTATATTGAGTCAATGGGCCCTGACTTTGATTCCGGCATTGACAAGATTGTCGCTGCGTGGACAAAGTGGAAGAAGGGACCTATGACTGAGCATGAAGACATTGCTCCAGCCAAGGCTGAGATTCTATCTTACCTCAAAGGAAAACTCAAGTAATGCCTAACATCAACGAAGAACTTAGTGCAGCTGACGCAGCTGCTGTAACAAAGGTGATGTTGTCTATGCACGCATCTTATGGCGAGATCAACACGGTCCGCGACAAGATGAACAAAGGCGACGTTGTCGCAGGTCTGTTACTCGACATCATGACCAAGATCGCGAGAAACACTTCGTTGTTCAATGCATTTGTTGCTGAATACAAGAAGAACGAGTCTGTCGAAGAACATGACATTACCCCAACACGATCCGCTGTCGAAGGTTTAACTGAAGCGGTCAAGATGACGAACGGCGTCAAGTGGGAACTTGCTCCTGAAAAGGAACGCCTTCGCGGAGATTACTACGTCACGTATGATGTTCGCACGAAGAAGATGGTCGCGTATGGTCTCACCTTAAAGGGAGCTGACCGTATCGCAGCAACCGACAAAGCTAATCTCAAGTCTGCTTCAGCAAATCACTTCGCGGATAACATCATGAATAAGGGTGTGACTGAAGCCGTTCTTACCGAAGAAAACTCAGCTAAACTGATTAACGACATTGCGTCACTCAAGCGAATCGGCTGGAATCTTGATCGCGTCACAAAGCATCTGATCACCTCGAAAGAGTACGGCATTCAGATGACGTCGGACATAATCAAGAACATCTTTTCGCCTTCATTGAATAACGGCTCCAAGATGAAGCCTGTTAAAGTTCCAAAGGATCCTTCTGGCTGGGGAACTGGCAAGAAGAAGAGCTGGCCTAAAGATCCTCCTGCATCGCGTCTTAACGATCCTCAGCACGCCGAGGGTTACATCAGCCAAGTGATTGACTCAGGTGAATCTCCTGACATCACAGGCTCGGAGATGTATTCGATTCTTGACCAAGCTGGATACACTCGCCCAACGATCATGTGGGTTGTTCGCAACTTTGGTATGGAAGGCGACCTTTCCAAGTCTCAATTGGGAACATCCGCTCCTATGGCTAAGAAGGCTCCAAAGAAAGTAATGTAACATGGCAAGAACCCATTTAACAGAAGCGGCCAAAACGATCCTAGCTGAAGCATCTGCAAACGACAAGAAGTTCGCGGCTGTTATGGAGCTCGTCCGAAATGTAACCGATCCTGTTCCTCTTACCAAGTTCAAGATCTCGAAAGGTGTCGGCGGCTACTTCATATCTGACGGCGACGGCAACACCTGGAAAATTCTTGGTGAAAAAAGTTGAAATAATCTCCTCTTAAGTACTCTCTCTGTATAAATAAATTCACAAGATGAAACACGAACATTCATATAAGCCATCAGATTCGCCGCAAGCGATTCTACGTGCTTGGGTGAATTTCAGACTAACATTTTCTGGATGATGCATTTCTAACCTCTCTTCTTCGGTCTTGAAATGCATGCTCCTAACAAAGCATGCATTTCAAGTTTACAACCTAACACAAACCTGATACAATATTTCTGTAACGATTGGTGTTGCCACAATCTCAATCGTTTCCTTTTCAAGCAAGGCTTGGATCGTATCTGTTCATTACACTCCTCTGTCAAAGTTTTCTCATCCGGTCTGAAAAGAGCCTAAGGGAACGCGAAACTGACTCACAGCGCTTCGGCCTGAGTCAACGCTAGCGGGCGAATCCCAGTTGACCCGAGAAAAATAAAATTCATTTGTAGCACAAAGTTATTTACAAGTGCGAGAAACTTTGATAGAATTTGCTGAGGCGATTGATTGAGCGAGTTGCAAAACTGCTCGGTTATTCTTCCTCCCTCGAAGTGAATATGCTTCGTTGAATCCGTTCTTTGACAATCGAAAACAAAACCAACTGAGGGGAACATGTGTTCAGTTAGAGCCGCTCCTTCAGGAGTAGAGTTCCACTAATCCCCTCGGTTTCTTTCCGAGATCACGAAAGTGCTGGCTAACAACCCGCGGCGAGTAACTGATCTCAAACACTTTGGCGTTGGTCTAAATTCTAACGACATCAGGTTTCCAACCTGAAGATCCGGAATCGCTCCGGCCGCCAACACTTTAAGGTGACCGCCCTGTCGTAAGAGTCTGTAGCTCGAAGAGACAAGCTAATCATAATTGCACAGCTGGGTTCGTGCAGCCATTTTTGATGATAGGAAGACCCCAGGATGTCACTAAGACTGGCATAGTAAGGAAACCGAATCTGGTATGTGCTCATCAAAATAAGTTAAACATGCCGCGCTTTCAATAGGTTGGTGGAAACAAATTCACAAAGCCAAGTGGTATGGCATCGGTTCCGATCAAACCGATTTCTTCGAGGGTTCGATTCCCTCTCAGCCTTTCATTTTCAGATATGATTAAAGAGCGGTGACTAATTCCGCGCCTGTCCACTATGCGTAACTCGCGGACTTGTTAGTGTAACGGTAAGCACGTGATCATGTTCATTTTCATAACGGGATGTAGCTCAGCTTGGTAGAGCGCTGCGTTTGGGACGCAGATGCCGTCGGTTCGAATCCGGCTATCCCGACCACTTTCACGACGAGCTTGTAGTCATGACCAAGCGATGGTTCATAAGTAAAGCTTTTACGAAAAGCCGTTCGATTCGGCAGTCGAGAAACCCTTTCATATGCGTGTGTTGATCTAGCGGCGAAGACGGAAGATTGTAAACCTTCCCCTTAAACGGCACGTGGGTTCGAGTCCCACCGCACGCACCACTTTCTAAATTCTCTTGTAGCTCAATGGCAGAGCGGTTGATTGTTAATCAGCAGGCCCTTAAAAGGTAAATGTAGGTTCGAGCCCTACCAGGAGACCCACTTTCAATGCTGCTATCGTCTAAGGGTAGGACGCCTGACTTTCAATCAGCAAATCGGAGTTCAACTCTCCGTAGCAGTACCACTTTCAAATGGATTGTAGCTCAGAGGCAGAGCACCCGCCCGATAAGCGGTAGGTCGAGATTTCGAAATTCTCCAGTCCAACCATTTTACGTATCGTCTAAATCATAAAGATGCCCGACCATGAATCGGGAGATGCGAGACATTGAAGCTCGCTACGCAATCCGCACCCCGCGCATACCCGGCCGGGACCAAGAGTCATGATCTTGATGTAGGGGTGCAACCACTTTCTGAAACAGACGGGGCAAAACATTGCTGGTTGATGTACTAGGCTCTTAACCTTGAGAACTCGGTTCGATTCCTGAGTGCCCCGACCATTTCAAATCCTGTGTAGCTCAGCGGCAGAGCGGGTGACTGTTAATCACTAGGTCCTTGGTTCGATCCCAAGTTCAGGAGCCACTTTCAAAATCATTCATCAACGCTCACGTGGGGGAATGGCTACTCGGCAGATTGCAACCCTGTCCTATGTCGGTTCGAGTCCGGCCGTGAGCTCCAATTTTATTTCCGAGGGTAGCCTAATCGGTTAAGGCCCTGCACTGTGAATGCAGCTATTCGGGTTCGATTCCCGGCCCGCGGACCATTTTCTTTTAACATATGCGCGGCTGGTGGAATGGTATACACGGCAGTTTTAGAAGCTGTTGCCTTCGGGCTTGGGGGTTCGAGTCCCCCGTCGCGCACCACTTTCATAATGCTGCAGTAGGGTAATGGTAGCCCCCCAGAATTTCACTCTGGCCGATCGCAAGATCTCGTGCGGGTTCGACTCCCGTCTGCAGTTCCACTTTCATTCAATCGCGGGGAGGACAAGACGGTTAGTCGGCAGTCTCATAAGCTGCAATCTGGGAGATTCGAGCGCTCCACCCGCAACCACTTTCAAACATAAGCCTCTATCGTTTAATGGATAGGACTCTCGCCTTCTAAGCGACTAACGTAGGTTCGATTCCTACTGGAGGCACCACTTTCAAATTTTCATGGGGATGTAGCTCAATTGGTAGAGCATCTGCTTTGCAAGCAGAATGTCGTCGGTTCGATCCCGGTCATCTCCACCACTTTCATAATGCCGGATTAGTTTAATGGGAAAACGGTACACGATGGCTAGCTCTCACCTAGTAAAGGAGCAAGATTGAGTAGGCCTCAAAATCTGCCATCTCGATGTAACAACGCGGAGGTTCGATTCCTTCATTCGGTTTCATATTTTCAAATAAGGAGCATTCGTATAATGGTCATTACGACCGCCTGTCGAGCGGTATACACGGGTTCAATTCCCGTATGCTCCGCCAATTTCAATTGCGGATAGGACAAGATGGTTAGTCGCCACCCTCATAAGGTGGATCTCTGTGGGATTCGAGCGCCCAGTCCGCAACCACTTTCATAAATGATAGAGCGTCTGCTTTGCAAGCAGAATGTAGATGGTCCGAATCCGTTAATCTCTATCACTTTCTAAACATAGATGGGCTCGCATGTACCTCGGGGGCGAGAAACACTTGCAATGTATCTGTGGCCGGTTCGATCCCGGTCGGGTCCACCAATTTCAACAGTATGGCACTAAGTCAACGATATCACAAGACAGGAAGAACCAAGCGAACAGTTCAATGCGCTCATTGCAGCAAAGACACTCACAATGGCAAATTCTGCTCGACTGATTGCTCGTTCAGATTCAAAGAGGCTTCATTGCTAAAGAGAATCTTAGATGATTCAATTGTAGGCACGGTTGCTCTTAAGCGATATGTGTTATCGCTGAATCCTAAATGTTCTCTGTGCCCATGCACCGACGAGTGGAACGGATTGAAACTCGTTCTTCATTTGGATCACATAGATGGCGATAGTGACAACGATAGACTTTCAAATGTTCGTCTGTTATGTCCTAACTGTCATTCACAGACGGAAACATACTGCTCGAGAAATAAAACTAATCCAAACTCGAAGAGATCAAAACGTCTCCGACGAGCACCATCAAGGTGCAAACAAATTTCATAATGCGCGCGTAGCTCAGAGGTAGAGCAAGTTCCTTACAAGAACGAGGCCGAGATTTCAAAATTCTCCGTGCGTACCATTTTCAGGAGGGCCCGAGTCCATGTCTCCTCCGCAATTAACATGCCACCGTAGCTCAGAGGCAGAGCGACCGTTTCATAAGCGGTAGGCCGGGATATCATGATTCCCCGGTGGCACCAATTTTCATTCTTCGAGATCGCTTGCAGGCATCTCGGACAAGCGCGCGAACATATCAGACCGATGAGCTGCAACTCGTCAAGATGGTATGATGGCGGTCGACTAGAGGATAAGTCACGGGCTCTATAGTCTGGACGCGGGTTCGAATCCCGCTTGCTGTATGTCGCGCGCAAGTTTTTCAAACAGGTGGGTCGTTCAATGGTAGGACCTTGGATTCCAAACCCAAAGACTAGAGTTCGATTCTCTATCCACCTGCCACTTTAATAAATACATGCATGAAGACATTCCTTGAGTTCATTGAAAAATCGCCTAAGCTCGGTGATACGATTACATGGGCAGCTGGCGAAAGACGATTGAGCGGTAAGGTGATTCGAGGCATGGATGGCCAAAAGCTAGTCGTTAAACATCCTACTGCTTATGGACAAGAGATTCCGATCTCGTCATTGCGCGGAATCAAGATAAGCTAACTACTTTCTTGTTTACATTTTCTCTTGACTGTTGTAGAATAACACATGCTGATTGAGCGTTGCCCGAACAACCGGACAACTTAAATAACCGCTAATGAGGTGGCCAATCAACATATCATCTTTTAGCTGTGGTCGCTTAGTGGTCGATAGCACCGGTTTTGTAAGCCGGATGGGCAACCTCGCCGTGAGTTCGAATCTCACTCACAGCTCCATTTTCTTTTCATGATAGCAAATCGGTAAAGCGGTTGGATAGTAGCCTATTACACATGGCCAAACCTGACGATGAATCACGAGTGGTGCTCGGAAGATTCAAACAATGATGGACTCAAACCCATCTCATGAAAAACATTTTCCATCGGGGCGTTAACATAGCTTGGCAATGTGGGCGACTTGGAATCGCTTGAGGGCAGAAAGAGTCTGTCTTCCGTGGGTTCGAATCCCACCGTCCCGACCAATTTCGTTGATGTATCGTCTAAGTGTAAGGACACTCGCTCTCCAGCTTGAAATACGGGCTTTTTCAATCCGTTGCATCAACTCGTTTTGCTTAATGTGGGATTTCGCCACACCTATTCCCTAGGCGCACACTGTGGAAGGCTGGCAGAGTCTGGTCTATCGCGTCTGTCTCGAAAACAGATGGTCTGTGAAAGCAGACCCGTGGGTTCAAATCCCACGCCTTCCTCCATTTCAAAGATGAATTCGATTAACAGAAGGTCTGTTGAATCACAGCATGAGTCGAGAATTCAACCGGTGCTCGTTCACCGTTCATGCAAACGAGATTTTCATGGGTGTTTGGTCGAGTGGTTTATGGCGCCAGTCTTGAAAACTGGAGATGGTTAACAGCTGTCCGTGGGTTCAAATCCCACAGCACCCGCCACTTTTAGACGGAGTAAAATCCTATCGAGCGGTTAGGCTGAAAGGCCATTGCGTCGAAATGCAACGAACAATAACCCGGCAAACACGTTGCTCTGATATTCATATGCGTCACGAAAGCAGGCGGCTTCCTGCAGCAAGACTGTAAATCTTGTCTCTTCACCGAGGAGTGGGTCGGCACCACCGGGGCGCACCAATTTCAATAGGACTACGGCTCTGCTGTTCTAACAGCGATTCTTTCAGGGAACGAGACAAGCAAGCCTGTAAACTTGCTACCGGTGCTCCGGTTAGACTTAGGGGAAGATCCTGAGTAGGCCTACCAATTTACAAATCCTCGCTGTTAATCAGCAGCTAGTGTGTTCACGAAGAAAATGGTAAAGGAACGGCAAGCCTTTGCTCACACGAAAGAAGCCTGTAGCACAGGTAAAAATCGTAAGCCAAAGGTTGTTATGATAAGCAACAAAGGGCGTCCCGGCTACTGAGGCCGTATCCCACAGTTCATTGGAGCCTAACAGCGATGAAGGTGAACAAACCGCTTCGGCGGTTGTGAGAATCAGCGACTTTCTATAACCACCCATAGCTGAAATGGATTAGCACAGGATTGAAACCCCTGAGATGTTGGATCGTTACCAACTGGGTGGGCCACTTTCAAATGGGCGTAAAGCTTTAATGGTGAAGCTTCCGACTTTTAATCGGATGAACTGGGATCGTTACCCAGTGCGCCTACCAATTTCATAACGCGTCGTTCGCATAGTCTGGCTTATCGCACTTGTTTTCCAAACAAGCACCTCGTGGGTTCGAATCCCACACGACGTACCACTTTAACAGCTAACCAATCATCTGACAAAGATGACATGCATCACTCGCTTGTATTTGATTGGTTAGAACGCTAAGCAGCACAATGGTAAGCGTTAATCGGGCCTCTAGGTGCTCGTCGTGTGCAACCTTTAATTTTCATGCGCGTATCGTATAACGGTTATTATGATGGCTTGCCAAGTCATAAATGGGAGTTCGATTCTCCCTACGCGCACCACTTTCATTTCATATAAATAGTTTCATGGGACACAAACCAAATTCTATTTTCGAAGCAGCGCACTCAGTGTTGACAAATGAAGCGAACGTTCCACCACCTCGCGTGTCGAAGGAAATTCGTTACAAGAATAAAAGTGGCGAAACCCGCGTAAGCTCGGTCAGTCCTGCAAAGGAAGACGAAGAAGTTAAACTGATCAAAGCGTTGGGTGGCACGATCGTCAAGATCACTGACGTCACGCACTAATAATTTCAAATGGCCCGTTGGTATAACGGATAGAACATCGGCTTGCGAAGTCGAGGATCCAGGTTCGATTCCTGGGCGGGCTACCATTTTTTAGGGAGGTTAGTTTAAAGGTAAAACCTCGTGACTAAGCGAGCGATGTTGTTAGGTAATCAAGGAGAATGACGTCAACTCCTTCTTGTGCGTTCTAACTCGGTTCAAGTCCAACATCTCCCACCATTTTCCAATTGACGCGAAGCCTAGCGGCCTGGCGCCGGTCTTTGAAACCGGAGAGAGCAATCTCATCGTGGGTTCGAATCCCACCGCGTCTACTTTCCTTTAAGATTCGAACCATATAAATAGATATGTGTACTACACTGTCTATAAGATTACGAATCAAGTGAACAACAAGATTTATGTTGGAGTTCATAAGACGCGCAATCTTGATGATTCTTACATGGGTTCAGGGCTAATGCTAAAGAGAGCAATCACTAAGCATGGTCTCGAAAACTTCAAGAAGGAATATCTTGCGGTCTTTGACAATCCTGATGATATGTTTAACATGGAATCTGAATTAGTGAATGAAGACTTCGTTAAGTCAACTCATTCTTACAATATGAAGGAAGGCGGGCATGGAGGATGGGATCACATTTCGCAAACTACTAGGCATGCTGCTCAGCTTAAAGGAGCACGCGCCATCGCTCATAGAATAAAAACTGATCCTATACTCAGAAAACAAAACTCAGACAGATGCAAAGCAACTACTGCTAGATCTAAAGAGGCAGGATTATACAAAGGCAAAAAAGCTTTCTTAGGCAAATCTCATTCTGATTCAACACGAAAGAAGATGAGCGTGTCTCATCAAGGAAAACATGACGGCTCAAGAAATTCTCAGTTTGGTTCCATGTGGATCACTGATCGAGTTTCAAACAAAAAGATTTCAAAAGACGATCCTATTCCAGACGGATGGATGAAAGGTCGAACATAATTTCATACTCGTATCGTCTAGCTGGATAGGATGTCCCTGCGCAGGGAGACGGTGGTTCGATCCCATCTGCGAGTTCCAATTTGCTAAGGAGCGGGTATGCTCTGGCCTGACGGATAGTGACCGTTCATAGACGAAGCCGTTGGTAATCGGTTCCAACTTAGTAACACTTTGAGTATGCCAATGCGTTCGGTAGGTAACATTGCATGGCATGAGTAACCCGGAAACGCATCCGCTCATGCTGATAACACCGACTCGTCAGTACACTTTTGCAATGTGTGTTCGAGCATTCGAGAGTACGGACTTTTACTCCGGAAAGTGCGGATGCTGTAATCTGATCATACTCATTAACTGCCCGTTAGTATAATGGTAATACTCGCGACTTTGACTCGCGCTATCCGGGTTCAATCCCCGGGCGGGCTACCATTTTCAATGTCGGAATGTTGGCTTAGAAGCAGCCATCGTCTAAGGAGTG